GACAGGATGAACCTGCTATACCAGGCGAATGCTGCAATCATCCGGGCTCGGGATGGTGTGATCGACGTTGACCGGGCACAGGTTCGGCGGGGCATAAAGCGGGTGGTCGCCGAGGCTGACCGCGAGGCCGACCATCGGGCCGCGGAATACGGCCGCAAGCTGCTTCAAGCGCTGCTTTGTAAATAACGCTAAAGCGCTGTTGACAATAGGGGGATAACCTGCTACACTGACCGTGTTGACAGGCCGAACACGCGAGGTGCGCGATGACCAAGGTAGCAGGGTATATCCGAGTATCGACCAAGGGGCAGGCCGAACACGGCGGCGGGCTTGAGAACCAGGCCGACACCATCCGCGAATACTGCACAGCCAACGGGCTCGACCTTGTTGACCTGTATGAAGATGCAGGGGTGAGCGGTGCCAACGGCATCGAGAGCCGCGACGCGCTGCCCGAGCTGCTCGGGGACCTTGACGCAGGGCTCTTCGAGGCCGTCGTTATCGTGCGGCTGGATCGCCTGGCGCGCGACTTGATGTTGCAAGAGACCATCATAGCCGACGTGGTGAAGCGCGGCGGCACGCTGCACAGCATAGCCGAGCCCGACCTGTGCAGTGCCGACCCGACCCGAACCATGGTGAGGCAGATCATGGGTGCAATCGCGCAGTATGAAAAGGCGCTGATCGTCAAGCGGCTGGCCGGGGGGCGCAGGCGCAAGCGGCGCAACCAGGGCTATGCCGGCGGCTGGGTGCCCCTGGGCTACAGCATCGACGGCGACGGCAGGCAGGCTCGGCCCGAGGTTGACCAGGCGGGGGCAGAGGTGGTGCGCCGTGTGTTCGCCGAATACGCGGCGGGCGCGTCGACCAGGGCAATCGCCGAGGGCCTGACCGCCGACCAGGTGCCGACCCAGCGGGGGGGCAAGTGGGCCGCGGCGACTGTGGGCACCATCCTGGGGAACCCGGCATACAAGGGCATCGAGTACCCGGCAATAGTCGACGGCGCCCTGTGGGATGAATGCTCGACCCGCAGGCAGGCACGCAACAAACGCGCAGGGGCTCGGGCCTGATGGCCGCAGTAAACGACCCGCTACAAGGCGCTGTGAGCGGCGACCTCGAGGCCGACCGCGAGCATCTACCCGGCCACACGTCCAACGCTGATCCGTCACCACGACAGGCAGGACACAGGCAAGCTTTCCGCGCTCACGAAGACCGCGAGAGGTGAGAGGGCATGAAGCAGATCGACTTGGCGCAGATACGGCCGAACCCGCACCAGGCGCGGCAACGCTTCGACCAGGGCGCACTGCAGGAGCTGGCCGATAGCATCAAGCTGCACGGGATACTGAACCCTGTCCTTGTGCGGCCTGCTGATGGTGGCTTCGAGCTCGTGCACGGCGAACGCCGATGGCGAGCGGCGGCCCTGGCCGGGCTGTCGGAGGTGCCTGCGAATGTGCGGGACCTGTCGGACCGTGAGACCGTGGAGATCATGCTCACGGAGAACCTGCAACGCGAGGACCTGACTGCGATAGAAGAAGCTGAGGCCTTTCGTGCCTACATTGAAGACCTGGGCTATACGCAGGCAGAACTCGCGGCGCGGGTGGGCCGAACACAAGGGCATATCAGCAACACCCTGCGCCTCATGAAGCTGCATGAATTCATCCGGCACCTCATTATTTCCCGGGAAATATCCGGGCGGCACGGGCGCGAGCTGCTGGGCATGGAGAAGCAGCTTGACTACGACGGCACGGAGGAGGTTGACCTGCACGGGATTGGCCTCGCCTCCTGGCTGTCTATCGGCATCGACCGGGACTCCGATTGGAATTGGCAGGATTGCGAGCAAGCAGCGGCGATGATCACCATCCTGCAGTATGATGCACCGGCCTGCCGCTTTGAAGGCGAGGGACACCTGCACGGCTCACCTGTGCGGGAACCGTTGAGTACAATCACGCGGGCGGACTTGCGAGCTTGCGAGTTTGCGGCGAGGGCGGCTGTGTACGGGTGGTCCGTGGCCCAGCTCCGGGATCGCATAGCAGGCACAGCCACCCTGCCGCCTCCATTGGAACCGATTGTCGACCCGGAGTTTGAGAAGCTGTTGCCACAGCTGACCGCCGAGGAGCAGGCGCTGCTTGAGGCCGACATCCTGGCACACGGCATCCTGAACTCGCTGTGTGTGTGGCGCGGGATGAACATTCTACTGGATGGGCATGCCCGTCTTCGGATCGCACAGCGGCACGGCATCCCCTATGAGGTGCACGAGGTTGACTGCGCAGATCGCGATGAAGCGAAGCGGTGGATGATGCGGAACCAGTTATCGGTGCGCAACCTGCATCCGAATGGGGCGAGCTACCTTCACGGGAGCTTGATGCGTGTCCAGGAGGCCGCAGGACCGGCGGCGGGAAACCAGGTGGGGCATAGAGGCATAGGCCGGGCACCGGGAGGCCCACCGTGGCGCGTGTGACCATCCAGCAAGCAGCGAGCATGGTAGGCATGAGCGTGCGCACACTGCGCAGGCGCATTCGTGACGGCACGCTGCCCGCGAGCATGGAGCATCGGCGGGGCCGCGACGTGTGGATGGTCGACACCGGGGACCTTGCCGGATGGGCAGAGACCGTGGGCGCACAGGTGGCCGTCAACGGGCCGGGCCGGATGACTGACCAGGGCGGGACCATGCCGACCGACCCGGCACCGGCGGCGGACGTTGACGCGAAGGTGCAGGTGCTACAGGCACAGCTTGACGCTGCGCAGGCACAGGTGGAGGCATTGGAGGGGGAGCGTGATTGGTTGCGGGCACAGGTGGACCGGCTGACGCTGATGCTGCCACCACCGGCAGGGCCGGATCGCCGTGGATGGTGGCAGAGGCTGTGGGGGCGGGACTATACGTGACGTATAATGCCACGTACATAGTCTTGTCACAGTGGATAGATTGCCGCGAAAGAAAAGTCCTTGCAAAATTCCGCGCAGGTGATATGCTGTACCTGTGGCCGCGAGCAACGGGCTGATGGGCGCAACATCAAGGGGACCGACTACGGGAGGAACCGACGTGAGCGAACAGTAGCAACACACAACTGAAGAGGTGACGGCTGATGGATCGTCACGCAGAAAACGTGAGACCCACACCCGGCGAAGGTGTAGGTCTCGAAGGCGACGGCAACGCAGAAAACGTTGACGCCACCTTACCACACCCCGAAGGCAATATCAACCCCTTCCTTGCCGCTGCGTTGTCGTATGTCTCGCGCGGGTGGCGCGTCCATCCGCTGCGACCGCGCGACAAGCTGCCGATGCTCAAGCAGTGGCCGGAGAGGGCATCGACCGACCCCGACACCATCCGGCGATGGTGGGCCAAAGAGCCGACCGCAAACATCGGGATCGCCACCGGCTCCGGACTGCTCGTGCTGGACGTCGACGGCGACGAGGGCCGCGAGTCACTCAACGGGCACCATCTCCCCCCGACCGTCACGGCACGCACCGGCGGCGGCGGCTGGCACTACCTCTACGCCGTGGCCGGCGAGACCCGCAACAAGGTTGCCTTGTTTCCACACGTCGACATCCGCGGCGATGGCGGCTACATCGTGGCCGCACCGTCCATCCATCCGGACACCGGCGCTGCCTACTCCTGGGCCGATGGTATGTCCCCCGATGACCTTTCCCTGGCACCGGCTCCGCAGTGGCTTGTGGACGCGCTGAGACCGCCGGCCACACCACCGGCACCCGATAGCCCTACTACAACGACTCCGGCGCGCGAGGCGTCCACGACGACGCGCTATGGACAGGCCGCGCTGGATCGCGAGGCCGTCGCCGTCGCGGAGGCATCGGTGGGCGAACGGAACCACCAGCTGAACACTGCGGCGTTCTCCATCGGTCAACTTGTGGCAGGTGGCGAGGTGGCGCGAGCGGACGCCGAACGAATACTGACGGCCGCAGGCCGCGAGGCAGGCCTCGAAGATCGTGAGGTAGTCGCCACCATCCGCAGTGGTCTCAACTCCGGCGCGCTGTCGCCACGTTCCGCACCGGGCACCGACGACGACGACGGCGGACCCGTCCTGTTCAAGGCTGGCGACGACCGTCTTCACTACACTGATACCGGACTCGCTCACCGGCTCGTGAGGCTGTACGGCGATGACATTCGCTACTGCTGGCAACGGTCTCAGTGGTACTGCTGGCAGGGCACACATTGGGCGCGGGATGAAGGTGGTCTCGTGCACGCCCTGGCAGGCGAGCTGCCTCGTCGTATGCTCCGGCAGGCAGTCGGGATAGATGACCCGGACGAACGCACAGCGGCTGTGCAATTCAGTCTCAAGGCAGAGGCCGAGCGGGCACGGAATGCCGCTGTGTCTCTGGCGCGTTCCGTCTCTGGCGTCACCATCAAGGCCGACGAACTCGACTCCGACCGCTGGCTCCTCAACGTTCGCAACGGCACCATCGACCTTCGCACCGGCACGCTCCGGCCACACGACCGCGCGGACCTCATTACGCGGCTGTGTCCTGTCGAATATCATCCGGACGCCTACACCTCCACCGCAGGGCAACCCGTCGCCGATGACCAACTCGACACCGCACCGGCAGGCGCGCTGTGGCAGAGGTTCCTCACCGATAGCACCGGCGGCGACCAGGAACTTCAGAAGTACCTCGCCTGCTGCGCGGGTATGGCACTCACCGGCGACACGTCCGAGGAGCTGTTCCTGTTCCTGTCGGGACCGGCGCGCAGTGGCAAGTCGACGTGGATCGGCGCGCTGATGAGCGTCCTCGGGGACTACGCACACGCGGCGGATTTCTCCACGTTCATCCTGAGTACCAACTCCTCGCCTGGGCAACACCGCGCGGACATTCTCGCGATGGACGGCGCGCGGCTCGTGACGGCGATTGAGACCTCCAAGGGCTCCAACCTCGACGTGAAGCTATTGTGTATGCTCACCGGCGGCGACGTCGTAGCTGCGCGCGGATCGTATGCGAAGACCGTCGACAACTTCAGGCCGCAGTTTACCCTGTGCCTGGCCGGCAACCATCGGCCAACTGCCGATGACCTCGACTCTGCCCTGTGGGAGCGGCTGTGCGAAGTGCCGTTCCCGAACTCCCTGCCGAAGGAGAAGCGGTTCCCTGCTGTCAAGAGGCGGCTCACCGACCCGGCTGACGGTGGCGCTGCTGTACTCGCCTGGGCAGTGGCCGGGTGCGTGGACTGGCAACGGCACGGACTGCGGACGCCGGCGGCTGTGGAGGAGGCCGTCCAGGACTACCGGCAGGAGTCGGACCCGCTGCGCGAATTCGTCGACGAGTGCTGTGTCATTCATCCGCAGGAACGCGCGCCAGTTTCGGACCTCTATGCTGCATATCGGCAGTGGTGCGAGGCGAATGGCATACGTCGACCGTTGGACTCTGCCGTGTTCGGCAGGCGGCTGACGGCGAAGGGGTTTGCCGTCACTGCTGTGTTTCATGGTGGCAAAACGATACGTATGAGAGACGGAATCGGACTGATTCCGGAGTAGGCGCAAGCCAAAAGTGGCCTTCCTTACGGCACCTTACGGCAAATCGCGTTTTTCCAAGAGTTTTTCCAGTTTTCTCACACGGGACGATTTCATGTAAAAACGCGAATTGCCGTAATGTGCCGTAATGGTAACATGGCACGCAGAACACGGCGAACCGAGGCGAATACCATGATACAGAACACAACGGCGGCACTACTCGAAGACCGGATCGCGGACCTCACGGCGGCGGCGGACCTGCTGGCACAGGCCGACCGGCACCTACGCGAAGTAGCCCCAACTGGCAAGGCGCTGCGCCGTCGCCTGGGCGGCTGCCGTGGTGCGGTGCTGCTCGAACTGGACGTACAGCAACGCCTATACGACGGACTGAACAGGGGCCGTTTACCAGTGGATGAATTGGAGGCCGACCGTGGAGGATCGTGACAGCCGAGGGCGCTTCGTCAAGGGGCACGCGGGCGGCCCTGGCCGGCCACCGGCGGCGAGCGTACACGAGCACCGGGCGGCGCTTGTCAACGCTGTCACACCCGATGACATTCGGGCGGTGGCGCGCATGCTCGTCGACAAGGCACTCGCCGGCGACATCGGCGCGGCGAAGCTGCTCATGGAGCGGCTGTTCGGCCCGCCCGTAGCAGCTGACGTGCTGGAGCGGATCGCTGAGCTGGAGGACATTCTGAGCATAGACATTCACAAGCAGAGAGGAGCGTAGTCATGGACGTGAAGACCAGGATCGAGCAGTCATTGACGGGCAAGCAGGCGACCGCAGGGCCGAACGTGGATCGGCTCTCAGGGGTTGAAAGGGCCGTCGCACGCAGAGAGGCGGCGCAGAGGTGGGCGCGCGAGGGCACCACGGCGGCCGGCCTCATCCGGCAATCAGTCCAGGGAGGTGAGACCAGGTGAAGAGACTACAGGCTGCACAGGCTGAACTGCAGGCGCTTGACGCTGCCATGGGGCGCAACGCTGAGGCGCTTGACGCTGCCCGGCAGGCCGCTGAGGAGGCGCGCGCTGCACTGGCAGAACTCGATGGTGACGCGGCTGTGTCTGGCACGCTGGATACCAAGGGCGCAAGCATGCTGCACAAGGCGCTCACACGGGCGACTGAGACCGAGCAGCGACTGACGGCCGCAGGTGCCAGCCTGGCGCGACGGCGCAGGGCCGCATTGCAGGCGGTTGCCGATGCAAGCGTGCCCGTGCTGCGCGAGCGTGCCCGTGCCCTGGGCGACAAGCGGGAGAGACTGCAGGCCGACTTCGACCGGGCGCAGGCAGAGCAGCGGCGGCGCGCGGACGAACTGCACGCCGTCGACATAGAGGCGAGCGCTGCAATCCAGCGGGCGGCCCGTGCCGAGATCGCGGCGGCGCGCGGCGAATTGGATGACGTGCCGACGAGGGCCGCTGCCCTTCTGGCGGCGGGATAGAGCATTGCGCGCGCAGTGCCCTGTGTGCAACCCGGGAACTTGTCCAGTCCACCCGGGTGGGCACTCGCGCGCCACAACACAGGAGCTGATGACCGATGACAGGGATAGATGCGAGGGTGAAGGCATTGGAGGCGCGCGCGTCACAGGTGGCCGATGCGAGGGCACGGCACGAGGGGGCGCGCGAGAGGCTTGCGGAAATGCTGCGAGGCATGCGCGAGCGGGCCGATGCGACTATGACCGACGAGGAGCGCGAGCGGGCAGAGGCCGGAAGCGGGCGCAGTGTTGCCGAGTGGGTGGCGCTGCTGACCAGGAAGGCGGCGGCGCGATGACCATCATGGAGAAGCGGATCGCGGATCTCGAGGAGAAGGTGCGGGCGCTCGAAGAGCGGCGGCGACCAGGTGACCGCGACGTGATTGTTTTCCAGGTAGTCGACGACCCGGACGCGCCGGCCACACCCGTGCCGCAGGAGACGCTTGACGCGGCGCAGGCCGAGGCCGCTGCGACCGGCTCTTCCGTTGCAATCGTGTGGCACGGCGGCGGGCCGTCGCCGGACGGCACGACGTTCCGGCTGTTGGGGCGCAAGGTAGAAGACGCGCTGTGAGGCCGCAGGAGCGGCGAAGATGAAGGCGGCAAGGGGAATGCCTTGCCGGAATGGAGGCTGTGGCACCATGACAATCCTGATTGCAGTAGACGGCCGCGAGGGTATCACGCTCACGGACGAACACGCGGCAAGCAGCTACGGGGCCCTTGTCCTCGTGGATGACCAGGGCAACGCACACGGACCCGGCGACCCGGCACCGGGGGACCCGTCACTGACGGCGCGCGAGCTCGTGCGTGGTGTGGTGGCGGCGACGGACTGCATCGGCCGGCTGAGAACGTTCATCGGGGGCGGGTAGATTGTGACGAACGGGCGCACACGCGACGGCATTGACAGGATGAACCTGCTATACCAGGCGAATGCTGCAATCATCCGGGCTCGGGATGGTGTGATCGACGTTGACCGGGCACAGGTTCGGCGGGGCATAAAGCGGGTGGTCGCCGAGGCTGACCGC